TACAGGAGTATCGTCTAAAAAAATATCTTTCTTTGCAGCATTAAAATATGCAGTAGTTCCTTTAGTTCTACCTTCTTTTGACGGGCTTGAAAAACCTTCGATCTCACCTTCAGAAATAAGATCAAGTAAAGTAGCAAACTGCTTACTATGTAAGTTATCTGGAGTAATAGTCGGAGGACTACCTCCACCTCCTTTTCTACCTCCACCACCAGCACCAGCAATATTTGGGCCTAATCCTGCATTATGAACACGAATTGTATTAGCAATAAAAGTATGATGTCCTTCAACAGTTAAGTTGTAAACAGTATGCGTTCCAATAGATTCACGTTCAATTATTGGCCTTAAATGACCAAATTCATCAACTAAACAATCATCAGTTCCTAAAGTATCTATACCAACAAACGCATTGAATTGATTTAATACCCAATGATTTGGTGTTGCATCTAAAGTTTTACCACCCCATATTGTATATTTAACAACTGGTTCGTTTTCATGCTCATGTACCTTTAAAACTTTGGCATGATAAATAGTGCCTTTATCATCGAAACTGCAAACAATATCACCAACATTAATTTCTTTTATAAGTTTTGAACCACCTGGAATAGATACAGGAGTATCACCAGTAAAGCAACCGCCACCACCTGATCCTTGTATATACTTGCTGTTAGTCATACTTGTACCGCTTCTGTATCTACATCACCACTTATAACAACTGATCCTGTAAATATTTCACCATAAACAATAGGAACTGGAGTACCAGCCCTTGCCGTGTTTTGCGTTCCAGAAAAATTAAATGATATTTGTGGGTTGTCTTCAAAAGATGCTGTTTGAGTTGGGTATAACATTTCACCGACACCATTTAAAACCATGCTTGCACCAATAGCACTTAATCCTGTACCGATAGCTGTTCCTAAGAGACTACCAGCTACTCCAGTAGCTCCCACAAAAGGTACTGCTGAAGCAGATCCAGCAGCTAAAACTCCTCCAAAACTTTGAGTACCAAACAATCCTGCTCCTGGGAAAAAGAACGAAGCACCAATTAATAATCCTCCTAGTAAAACATTCCTAAATCCACCTCCTGCTCCAGATATTACTGGAACGATATGAATATCTTGTTGACCTATTGGATAATCTATTTCATCTTCATTTATCTCATAATTACCAATCCTTACTTGATAATGTTTTGGAGTCATATATTTTTCAACTTCTGGAAAATTATTTACTAAGAAACTAATAGCTTGGGGTAAATTATGCACTTTTACTTCAAATTCTTTATGGCCTATAAAATTAGCCAACTCTCCATATAGCTTTAATTTACGCAACATAACGATACCGCCCTCCTGTACATTTTAACAACCAAGGTGAGTATGGCTCTCTACAAGATAGTCTATCTGCTAAATGATGTAAAACATCCCCATCTAAGAAAATAGCTACATG